AAGTTACCGCTATGATTTGGTGGGTCAACAATAAGCCTTATTCTGACTTCTTCGGGTTTAGATTCAATACAAGCATGGACTCATGGGAAAGAGAATACGACACTGTTAGTTTTAGAAAAGAATGGATGATTTATAATGGGAAGTAACTTTAAAAATAAACAAAATGGTACTTGAAAGAGAAGAGAATAAGATATTAGATGATTTTTTGCATTTTGCCGTAAATTGCAATGCAACAACTACTGATAGAGGGATAGTACATATAATCCCCGAAAAACATCATGACGGATTAAAGTTCTTGGTCGATAATTATAAAAAGACAAGAGATATAAGAAACGTGTTTGATAAAGAAGAGGAAAAGGATTACTTGAAGTTATATAACGAACTTTATGAAAATGTATCAAAACTGCTAAAAGACAATAAGGATAGCCCCGTAACGCCAAATACCCTCCTAATGAGATTTGATAATTTTAGGAAGTAGCTTAGGCTACTTCCTTTTTCTTTTCTTTCGCATCTTCTTTGTCATTATCAATTTCGACAGCTTTTAATGTCATTTCTAATTGGTGTTGCATCTTTTCGTATTCCAATTTGAATCCATACATTTGCGCTTTCATTTCGGCTATCTTTTGGTCTGATGCTGACCTTTGCGCTTCCTTGATGACAGAATCCCTTCCTTGTGTGTCGGCCACCTGAATACGACCTTGCATTTCTAGCTGTTTGACTTGTAGCGCACCTTCTGTAATCGCTTGTTGTCTTTTCGCAAGTTCCGCAGTCAATAATTGCTCGTACTGAACTTTATACCCAAAATCCATATCGGCTCTTTGTTTATCGGCAGCAAGTGTTTCTTGGATATTTCTCACGTTTCCTTCGTACTGTGCATTTTGCGCTTGTTCGGCTCTTGCTTGTGCTTCTTTCATGTTTTTCTTAACACGAATCTTGCATAAGAACTCTCCTTGTTTTAAGTCCTTGATGTTAGGATACTGCAATTCAAACTTATCATCTACCCTAATTCCTCCATCAATCAAAGGAATCATAACCAATCTTGAAAGTTCTTGGTTGTAGATAGCCCACTCTTGAGCGGTAGTAGATGCTTTTAACCCTACGATATATTCCCTTGTCCATGCCATATTAGAAGGGATGTTTTTCCAATACCCAAGTATAGCCAAGCTAGTTCTTTTGTAAATGCTGTGGTACGCCCTGTAATAATGGGCAATCGCATGGTTAGAGTTTTGGTTGGCAATGTCGGCCACTCCAACTAGAGTACCAGACGCAGGTGTTGACGCATCCGACAATTCATTGATACCGCAAATATTCCGAATCGTGTCAATGCAAAGATTCATTATTGAAACGAAATCGGTAGCAGTAAGCCCTTCGTTAATAATGTTTATCGCTCTTCCATTGTTCGGGTCTGCTGGACTTTGCTTCCCCTTCGATAACGAAACTCCTTCCATGAAGAACAAATCCAATACATCGGAAGGGTCTAGGTTTTTACCACCTTTTCCTAGCGACATGTTATACATCATATCTACATTGATGTCAACAGTCCCATTCCAACCTTGGCCGACAATATGCTTTAGTCTGCTCCAAGCGATAGAGAACATGTACACTGGCTCTTTTATCTGTGAACAAACGCTACTTGTCTTGCCATATCGCATGTTTGGCGCATACAAGTGAAAGTCTAGTTTTACATCGTTCCCTTCTTGGATTATTCCATAGTCATAAACAACTTCCGAGCCAATCACCCAAACTCCCCCATATTTTGTAGTGGTGCTTACGTTGAATAATTCTTTCTCTCCTGATTCGTACTTAGGCTTTTCTTCTGGTGCAATTACAAAGTTTGCCTTACGTTTTGACATGTACTTGTTGCCAAGCCTGTCGGTCAATTGTACCCAATTTTCAACGTCTTCTTCTATCTTTTGGAAACGGAATACTTTGATATATCGCTCCATACCATAAGGAACACCAAAGAATGCGTAATTACCTGCGCCTCCAATATTGGCATCCTTGTTGGTATTTGATGCGAATTGCTTTATTGTTTCAAGTATCTTCTCGTGTGGTAAGCTATCCTTTGCTTCTGAATAAAACTGCTCTGGAGTCAAGTAGTCAATAATGCCACCATGAGAAAGATTGTCAAAATCCTCTGATTCACTATACGACCCTCTAAACCTGTTGATAGGAAACCATTCTTCGCGTATAACTCCATTCCCATCTACGAATGTCCTAACACCGGCTATCCCTTGAACAACAAGTTCCATGATGAACTTGCTCTTTATGGCATCCCAATCATTCATAGAATGCACCTTCATAAGTTCTAATTCGGCTTTCATCGCCTCGTAGTGCTTATAAATAGTGGTCATCATTATTTCTAAGTCCTCGGTAGTGGACGGCAATTCAGGTACTCCAGCCTCTTCTTTAATATTGTCAAACGTCACTCCGTATTGAGCCACGCTATCTTTTATCTTTAACCAAGACGAAAGCATGTCTTTCACTTGCTTCTTTTCGTCCATCGAAGTCGAGTCGATAACATCCACCCCAATATCGTAATCCATTGACATCAACTTGCCATGAATTAAGTTGACGAACTTTGGCATCAAGTTTACCAATTGGGGGTTCACCGCACCATAACCATATTTTTGTAGCAAAGGGTTATCGCGCGCTCCAAGGTAGCGTTCGGCCGAAGTATTAAAACTAGCGTCTCGACCTTGTGATATGTCTATGTTTGCTAGGTACTGTGACGAGGTAAGCCCCGACATGAAACCATTATTGCTATCCAACGCAATCATGGTGCGAGCCATTTTTACTCCGTAGTCGGGTCTTAATTTCTCTTCCCTAGACAATATTCTGCCTGATGCCAGCCCTTCCATATCGGTTGTTATTAATCGTCAAATGTATGTGTTTCTTTTGTGAATTGACGGTATCGGCTAAACGTGCCAGACTCTATCGACAATACCTTTTGTTCTAATACCTTGTCTTGTTCTGCTACCAGCGTCAACCCCCACGCAACAGAGTCGTCATGCTCCAATGTATCATACGGATTGAATCGCAACAGGTCGTCTATCAATTCCCTAAACGGATACCTGTGTCCGTAGTATTCTATGTCGTGCGACATCATGCCAGTAAACAATTGGGTATTCCCTACCGAAGCATCTATTCCTACTGTTTCTTGGTTATACCTTGGTGAAGTGCGCGTAAAGTCTGGGCGAACCATCAAGAACATGGCACATCCTTTTGATTCAAAATAGGTAATCAATGCCGCCCCATATTGTTTCTCGACAAGTACCTTTACCCCATAGTACCAGCAAATCTTTAGGATATGGTCATAAAATATTACTGGGTCGTTTGGCCTGTAATCGTAGCGTAACACTGGAATGCCAGTTTTGTATTGGTACTTTTCACCTTCCTTGGCTATCCTTTGTGCTTTTATATGAGGGCTGGTTTCTCCGTCTATTTCGACATCATACCTTTTCTTTATATACATTACTGGTTTTGACTTTCGGCCTGTGTCACCAGAGATAATCTTGTGCTGAATAGGGTCAAGTCCAGCACAATACTTTGAGTCGTTTATTGGCATATATCGGTACATCCCCATTCGTTCCCCTCTATCGACCACCAAGTTTCGCGCGTTTGGGTCTTTTATGATTTCCGTTATCTTGCAAGTGTCGCCCGGAACGGTCATTACCTTTCCAAATTCCTCGCCTCCTTCCCAAATGAAATCTACACCGGCCACGATATTGGGATTCTCGTAGCATCTGTTTCTGGCTTCCTGTAAAATCCTTACGTTGAAAAGACATTTGTTTGCATCAGCATAGAAGTACTCGTCAACTGTCATCGGGTACTGGCGACATTCGATCGTGTACTGTGCAGGGTTGTCTTCGTATGCTTTTCTATTGGCCAACAACGCCTTTCTGTTTTCTTCACTAGTAGGTATTCCGTATTCGTCAAACGCAAGGGAGTGATGTGCCGGCACAAAAGCAAAGTACAATCCTGAAATAGTTTCTCCATTTTCCTTTCTCCTATCAACGTCGGAATCCATTACCATATCACGGTATGTCTTGGCCTTTGGAGAAACTTCATCAGAAGTAGAAGCGTAGAACATTTTACCCTTCCTTGCACGCATGGCCGGCACTACTTTTCTGTGACGTGGATAACAAGCAACGTCAACAACACTACCCGGCTCTTCCCCAATATATCCTGTAAGCGTTTTCCCTACATACCTATTTATGTCTGCAATCCCAAAGTCTATCTTAGAGTTTATTGCGGTATTCATTTCGTCCGCAGTAAGCCTCTTATTTCTTTTCTTGGTAGCTATAAATTCTAGCGACTCCTTATTTTGCCCTGACTGATAGTATTGAGGGGTGAAAAAATCAATTAAACGGTCGAACGGATAAAGAATATGCGTTTCATAGAAGGTTTTTATCGCCTTGTCGTTCACCCCTTGCATCCCTAAATGGGCATTACGCATCCTAGAGGTACGCTCAAAACCCCAAACGCCTAGCCAAACGGACTTTCCATACTGGCGCATCATGCCTAAGATGCCCCCAACCGATCGAGGGTCTTCTTCCCAATATTGTATCCAGTAACCTATTTCCCTGTCCGTATCGCGATAAGAAACCTCAAATGGGACTGGCCACCATTGTAAAAGGAAATAATGAAGCCCTGTAAGATAGACCGGAGTCTTTACACCACCAATCATTAAGTAAATCCAAACGCCATGCCACCTGCGAATCCACTCCTGCATCTTGAAGTCTTCCATTTTTGGATGGATGTATTCTTCTTGCGGTGGTTGATATTCCTCGCCACGCTCCATTTTCTTTTTTTGGAGTTCGTTGTACTTGGTTATCTTGGCGTTCTCAAAAGTCTCTTTATCCTTCCAATCTTCGTACCCATCAGGAAGGTCTTGCTTCTGCCATTTGCCCCAAAAATCGAGTATTTCATACACCGGCTTGTATGGTTCATTGCCCGTATAACTGCCATAACCCACTTCGGGTAAAAATACTTCGGGTATGCCTTTGCCCGTTATCCCTGTCTGGATATACTTGAACTTGTAACTGTTCTTGGTGCTTTGGTACAACTTTGGCTTGTTTTGTTACACAAAATTGCGTTTTTTTACACGAAAACAAAATTATATTATGCAAAACACCAATTTGGCAAGACAAAAAGAGTTTTTTGTGCCTATTGAAAAGCTAATGGAGTACGATGAATTTACACTTTTTGCGGAATTTAAACACGCTGACACTTTTGGGATAATTGATTTTGTCCAATACCTATACAATCTAAATTCCCCACTCGCACAGAATGAGGATTTGCAAAATAAAGTGTACAAGGCTTATGAGTTGGCAGGATTAAACCTGAATGCCACTTACGCCCAACACTTGCTTGATGTTGGCGACTCGCAAGTGATGATTATTGATGGAATGCCGGCAGGTGATTCGGAGTTTTATATGGCAATTGACAATATGATTGCTTGTTACCTTTCTAGGGTTCAAAATAACCTGAAATGGGAATTGTATGTGACCTATCTTAGCCTTTATTGGCAATACACCAAGAGACTTCGCACACCAATATCAATGCTTCTTGACGATGACAAAGCCTTAAAAGGAATGGATACCAAGACCAAGATAACCGAACCTGCATTTGACCTTATAAAGAAACTCGATATGATTAAAAAAGATATATTCGGAGACTATAAGGCAATTGCTGATGTGGCCGAAAAGAAAATACGCAAGGTAAGTCCTGAAACGTGGGCTACTAAGCCTAATTCAAGGTAGCGTCCTTATTTCTCATATCTTTTATTATCTGCTTAAAAGACTCTGGAAGTTGGTGAAAAGAGACTTGCTCAAACACGCCTTCCGAATCCTCTCTTAACCAATAAGGAAAGAACATCCAAGTATCTTTTCCATCCGAAACCATTGATGACATTGACTTTATAAAGTCGGTTACTTCTTTTGAATACTGAACAAGTGCCATAATTATTTAGATTTTGTACCACAAATTTAATACTTTTTAATTTATTTCTATACTTTTTGGTATTTATTAATTCTTTTTCTATATCTTTGTGTTATGGAATTGAAGAACACGGACGATTTAAGGGAATTTCTTCGGAACACGATACATGAGCGATGGACAAATGTTACGGCAGTATCTAAAAAAGCAAACGTAGCGCAACCTAGCTTTCAAAAGTTCATAAAAGGAACAAATGGGAAGGCTATTTCAACTTATACGATGTTTCCTATTTTGGAGGCATTGGGTAAAAAGTTGGTGGCCATAGATTCTGATATGGAGCGATATGAACATAAGACTATTATTGTTGATACCGAAAAGTTGTTTGCTGATATGGGGGCAAATAAAGAAGAAATTATCGAGCAGGCGTTGTTAGATATGCAAAAACAACCTTGGATAAAAACCCCAAAAGTAACCAAAGAATTGCTTTCAACCGAATTAAGAAACAGGATAGAGGAGTATAAATCAGCAACCGAACCAAAAGAGAAGTTCAGCGTTGATTTGATAATCGAGTTTCTTGAAGAGTCTTATGATAAATTAGCAACAATTTAATTTTATATACAATGGCAAACATCTTTTGTAGTAACGTATCGTTCAAAAAATCAGAATCAGATTTAAAAGACCTTTTCTCGGATTTTGGAGTAGTGGACAGGTGCAAGATTGTGCTTGACAAAGACACAGGCAAGTCGCGCGGTTTTGCATTCGTAGAAATGGCCGATGGCGATGGTTCAAGAGCAATCAAGGCTCTAAATGGTTTTGAGTTTGGTGGCAGGGAATTGGTAGTAAAAATAGCTACTCCGAAGCCGTAATGAAAAACACATTTATTGTCTCAAAAATATTCTTTTGCGCCTCAATTTACTTTTGGCTAATAGAGACTATTGTGTTTCTTGTTATTGATGGTTGGCATTGGAGGCCAATAAGAGATTCAGAAGTTCTTTGTGACAGCATTAGTGTTTTGCTATTGCAAGTCTCTTTATTGACGTTCTGCCTTAAAGTTTACTCTATATTTGACAAGAATTATACTGAAAAGTAGATGACAGAACAACCTTTTATAGTAGGATTAGCGGAATTAAGGCAGTTGCCTAGTAATAGGGAACAGAAGCGTGTCGTGTTTTACGAGCAAAAACGAATATTCGATGCTTTGTTTGACATTGAGAAAAAGTTTGTCGAGGAGATATTCTCAAATAGCAATTTTCAAGGATATGGCGATGCTTATACTTTCTATCACAATTACTTCACCATAGAAGTCCAATTACTTAACCAAAACTTGAAGCCTAGGTGGTGGATAGTAAACGAACATTATTTCAGTGAAAATTTTAAACCCCAAATAGCATGTCACAATTAGGAAAAGAAGCAATCGAGAATTTGAAACTAGGAGTCGTAGCATTGGAACAAGACTACGAGAAGTTCGAGAAAGGTAATAAAGCAGCCGGCACGCGCGCAAGAAACACGCTTCAAGCAATGAAAGTTGTTTGCCAAGAATTGAGAGTAGAGATTCAGGACACAAAGAACAAGGAATAGCGAAATTGTAGTGACGCTCCCACGCATAAGAACCAATGGCCGTCTCCATTGTTAGTTGTATCCTTGCGCCACGAACTTTGCGTAACAGCCTTACATCGGGTGCGATTTAGATGGTTCGTAGGTTGAGATAGCCGAGTGGGACGAAAGTTTACCAAGGAAAGGATATAAAGGCCGTATGGCACTAACGATAAAGTGCCAAATATGGATACGTGACGAAACTGGTAGACGTTACTGAAAGGTAGGGAGGTTCGATTCCTCGTAGCATTTGGTGTGCATGGTTGTTCGATTCAGCCCGTATCCACACTTAAACTCTTATATAAGTTACGGTAAAATGCAGGGAAAATCAACTAAATTTATGAGTCATTACGAAACGATAGGAGTACACGAGACAGCCATTGCCGAAGAAATCAAGAAGGCATATAGGGAGCGTTCAAAGAAACTGCACCCTGACGCAAACGATGGTGACGACAAGGGGTTTGCAAAGCTGGCCAAGGCATACGAAGTGCTTTCAAACCCAGAAAGACGCAAAAAGTATGACGATACTGGCATTGACACAGAAAACAACGAAGTAGAACAAGTAAACTCCATCATCGCAGGTTTGACGTTGGCATTTTTGGAACACGCGCCATCAGTAAAGACGGAAAGCTTGACCGATTTTATAAAGAAACAGGCAAAAGAACAGTTGGGTAACGCCAAAAGTGCCATCGCAAAGTCGGAAAAGGAAATTGATCGTGCCGAGAACGCCAAGAATAGGGTGGTTAGAAAATAATTAGGACACAACCTAATCCTTTCCGTCTTCGAGAACAAAATATCGGAAGCTAGGACTTCCATTGTTAGGCATAATGAAGCTATCTTACTATTTGGGAAAGTATTGGAAGAAATTGAGTCTTATTCCTACTTGGTAGATGTGGAAGAGAAACAAAACGATAGGTATAGTTCTTTCGGAACACCATTGCCATTCTTTATGAGAAACCAATAAACTTATTATATGTATAATATTGTTTGATAAAAAAATAGAGGAGGCTTCCCAAAAAGCTAGAATAGAGTACGCCTCTTTAGAAAAAAAGAATTCTTATGATATTGGCGTTTTATTTGCAGAGTATTTATTTGAAACTGAAATATTAGAAGTATTGGAAAATGAGAAACATCGAGATAAACAAGGAATGGAATGATAAGCAGCCGTTTA